GGGGTAAACTCTTTAGGTTTCCAGCCCAGTGTCATAAGCCTCTTAGCTATCTGCTGTCTAGACCCCGGATTGAATACCTCTACGTCTTCCTTTAACTGCTTGCCTGTCTTCTCGCTAACTCTTTGGGTACGTATGGGTGTGAATATGGTTTGTAGATTCTCCTCAATCTCTGACAGCCTAGCCTTCCAAGAAGCTACTAAGACACAGGCCATGCTTCTATCCAATAAGAACCCATGCTTCTCTTGTCCAGCCACAATTGCCTGCACATCGTGCTCCAACTCTATGCTCAGCTCAGAGAATCCCTGTAGTTCTTGCATCAAGTATAGGTAAAGCTCACCACATATGATTACGTCCTCTTTACAGTACTCCATCATCTCGTCTGTTAACCCGCTGTCGAAGTTGTCGTATTCTTTTTTCTCCCTTCCCACCAGCGTGGCTAGTCTTTTTAGACTGTGTCCGTTCTCTCTTTGAGGGTTTGCTAGTCTTGACATAACCAGTGTATCCCGAACTTGTTTGGTTCTTATCGATGTCTTCCAGAGTCTGTTCAATACTGGAAAATCGAAGCTGATACCATTGTGCGCTATGAGTAGACTTGCCTTCTGAATATATTGGCTCAGCTCGCTTGCCTTTGTCCATACCTTTGTTTCCTTAGTGTCAATATTATATGTAGCACAACACCAAATAGTATCATGCTTAAGGTTAGTTTCAATATCAAGTGCGATTCTCATTCTAATATTATACCACGCCTCTAGGTCTTAGTAAAGTTCTTTTCCTTTAACAGCTTCTCAATGGACGCAGCAAGCTCAATTACTTGTGCGTACACGTCAGAACCCCATAGATCACACGACTCAGCGAGTGACTCAATTTCAAGGTCAGTGATGCCAACCCACTCATGTGTATGTTCTTTCATAGTGCTTCCTCCAAAGTTTCATTCATACGTCCAGTAGTGCGATCATAATACAATGCACAGGCAGGCCCAGTCAACCCGCTGAATCGATTCTTCAGAACCCTGACTCGTGTGGTGTGGCGCTCCTTCAGGTCCTCTGACTGCCCATTACGCTCAAGACCCAGGACCATGTCAGACAACTGACCAATAGAACCTGACCCACGCAGAGCAGACAAAGATGTTGCTGCGCCTTCCTCGTGGCCCTTACCATCAGGACGCTTCAGGTGTGAGACACAGAATAAACTAATTCCAGTCTCTTGTACAATCATGCGAAGCTTGGTCATGATCTCGTCTAAAGCTTTACGTTCATCTCCATTGTCCTGTGCAGATACCACAATAGACACGTGGTCAAGGAAAATAAACCTGCACTCAAGAGCCTTAGCCATAAAGCGGACTCTGTTGATAATGTTGTCGATTGCAGTAGACCCAAAGTGATCAAAAAGAAACACACGTCCAGTACCCAAAGTGCTGTCAAAAGCAAGCTTAAGTTCATCATCAGATACCTCAGTATCAGGGAGGTGTAGTGGTTTGTTGGCTGCTAAACTCATGATGCTCTTAGCAGTGCGCTTCACAGATTCTTCCAGGAACAGCAGCCCAATGTTATCTTCGCTGTTGTTTAGGATATGATAAACAATTTCTCGTAGGAACTGTGACTTACCTAGCCCAGACCCTGCAGTGATTGTAACTAGCTCACCCTCACGCACACCATATGTCAAGTCATTCAGACCAGAGAAAGGGTACTGAACCTTAGCACGCTCGACTGGCTGGTTAACCAGCTCCCATAAACCAGCGCCATCAACAATACCATCTGGTGTGTAACGCTCTGCCTTCCACCACAGGTCTATGAATTCTTTCCCTTTGTTGTCTTGCGAGTATTCACAGGCATCTTTGTAGTCTTGGGTTCCTTTAAATATTTTGGCTTTAGTTCCAATGACTTCAGCCACTGCGTTAGCTGCGTCTCTACCCGCAGCATCATTATCGAAACAAAGCACCACAGTCTCAAAAGAATCGAGCCATTCGTAATTCGCTTTGACATCAGCAACTGCACTCGCTGCACCATTCCTAACAGAAACCACAGGGTACTTAGAACCAAGCATCTGATACGCTGCCGCAGCATCGAACTCGCCCTCAGTAATCGTGACATACTTACCTCCCTTGTTAAACAACTGCTGACCAAACAGCTTACCCTGCTGCCAAGCGCCCTCGATACTAAACTTCTTATCTGCTACGTTGCGTTTCTTGTAAGCTACTAAACCCTCCCCATCGTAGTAGGGGAAATAATAAGCACTGTCTTTCTTGCCTATACCATAGGTTAGACAGGTGTCCCTGGTTAGACCTCGATCAGAGACAGAGCTGTAGACGATGTCATGCACGTTAGTCATGGTAGACACTACCTTAGTAAGTTTAGGTGAGTACTCTTGTGAATTCCTGCGTGTCTTGCCACAGCTAAAACACTTGCTGCCCCACTCATACACTGTTAAAGCATCGCTGCTCCCACAGTCCTGGCATGGTTGATGCGTTACTAATTGCTGAGCCATCTATTCTCCTTTAATTTGGTAGGGCCTGACAAAAAACAATGGACAACTGGTGACAGTACAGTGAGTGATCTCTTCTCGTTGACAATTAGAGCAGTGCCAGCACTTGGCATTGACAGCTTTACGAAGACTGCCCTTGTCTTCTTCCCAGATCTGAATAGGAGTGCGAAGCTTAACACCTAAGCCTCTCTTGGCTGCTCTAGCCTTAGCTAAACTCTCTTGCTTGGTCATGCTGTCTCCTTTAATTTATTACCCCTTAATTGTATCACGTCTTCCAGCATTTTATCAAGCCCCACATTAAGGGACAGCTCAACAAAATCAGACACAGTAAACCAGTAGTGTGCTTCTTCGCTGGTCTCTGCTAAGAATCTATCTTGATCATCCATAGTAAAGAATCCTTTAAATAGTTACTTGTTTATTAATAATAATATTAATACTTAGTCTTCTTAATAACTCTATAGTAATATTGTAACATCCTTACTCATCTCTGTCAACATACAAACTGAAATCACTTACATCCTCAGTGGTTAAATCATCCTCGTCAGTGAGCAGGTCTTCCCTGTCTACTGTAAGTAAGTCATCACTAACAGTAGCGAAGCAATGATTACATAGGTCAGTGTACTCCTCAGTGATAGCACTCTTTCGAGTAGCCTCGTAGTCAGTCAATGCTGCGTTGCAACTAAGACACCTCATACAGCCTCCCATTTCTTGTTTGTCAAGCAATATTTAGACTTTACCATGTAAAACCTCCAGCCTTGTTTTAGATTTATCAATTATAGCAGCTTTCATAGGATCTGAGTAGCCCTCCCACAACTCTATCTCCATGACAGACCTGCCACACCCTTTACAGAAATGAGTACCCTGGAACACCTGACAGATATTAACACACGGACTCTGTATTTTTGACAGAGATTGGGTGCTTTCCTCTGGTTTTTCCAGGGTTACCTCATATGGAACACCACTAACCCTCACCATAGGACACCCATAGCGCAAATAGAATTGTCAAAATCATAAGCAATAAAAAAGAAATCATTTTGTGGCCATCCAATAGAGACCCACGTTAGAAAAAGCATAGCCAGCGTACACCACGAGCATGGGAATATTACCCCTGAACCCCTGCTCTCCTGCAATGTAGGCGTATATGCACCCAGTGACAATGATCAACCAGGCCGACATTATAGGCCCTCCTGGTACAGCTTAGCCTTCTCTTGCAGCTCAGGACTATGTAGATCTATCAACCTCATCAGCTCCTTGTACACTTCGACAAGGTCCAGGGTAGTCTTCGCTACTTCTTTAGCCTTCATTATATTGTAGAGGATGTACAGCTCGTCAGTCTTCATATCCTCTACCACCTGCTCCAGCTCAGCAATGCGCTCCTGATACTGCTCTACAGCACTGTAGTCTACAGAGTCATAGTCAGCGTCATTCCAATAATCGTAATTGTAATCTCTCATTTTATTCTCCTTGTGTTTACCAGCGCCGCTACGCTGAGCATACTTAGCCACGTAGTTGCGCTGCTTCATGATATTAACTAATCCCCATAACAAAGTATGACGGTATAAATGCTACCATACTTTTAAGCTTCTCCAATGATACTTTAGGATCGGTACTATCACCATCGACATCATAGCCCAGGACCAAAGCTTTACCGCACAATGGCTGAGGATATCCCTTAATAATAAAGAATTCTTTATTGTCTTTATACAGCCCTTCATCATCAACGTATATTGTATCGTCAAAATCTCGAAATCCTACACAATCGAAAGTTTGACAATCAATAAGCTTATAAATTTCCTTGTAATCTCCTGAATAAGAGACCTCATTTATTTTCTGCTCGTATGGATCAATAAGAAAAGCTTTCATGGTTTAAACCCCTATAGAGATGAGACAAGAATAGCAACGAAAAAAACAACCATAAATAATAACGCACCCATGACTGACTCTAGTAAATTCTTCATAAGTTAACTGTTCGCCTCAGCTTCCCAGATTATCTCATTTAGCGATGCCAGCTCATCAACCAGTGCAAAGTACTCGCCCAGCTCCTCCTCAGTAAGGTGTCTATTTTCGAAAATTCTGATTAGGCCAGCAATTTCTGCAGCTCTCTCCCATGCATTAATCATAATTACCCCCATAAAGTGGACAAGGTTAGCGAAAAGAAAAACAATGCAAAAGCAATCGATAAGTTTAGCATTTTAGTCCAGGTCCCAGGGTTTAAAAATAATTATAACCCCAGCAATCCCCAGCAGCAGGGCTGCAATGCTAGCGTATTCGGAAAGTGACATAGTAAAACCCCTTTTAATGTTTTCGATATGATACGTTAGAGACTGAGCTATCCCAGCAGGCCCTGCAATCCCTGCACTTGTTACCCTGAAACTGAGCTGGGCACATATAACCCTCAGCAGCTTGCTCATGGTGCACAGTGCTAGTATTCTGAAAACCTGTAGGAGCTGCTGAGTCGATCATTGCTGCTGATACTCTAACCACCAGGTTAGCAGGGAAAGCTTTAAATGCTCGAATGTACTGATTGACAAGGCCTTTTTCCCTGGTTGGCAGCCAAAACGATACACCAGGAAGCTGCTCAGCTACTGAGACAATATTGAGCAAGTGCTGAAAGCTTTGAAGGTCCCCGCTATCGTGCCACCTGAAATAGGTTTCCCCTGAGCTGCGAATCAGGTACACCATAGCTTCGGGCCATTGTGGATGCTCAAGGCCTGCAGCTCGTTTTGCATGGGCAGCTTTTACGCTTGGGTACTGATAGTTAGCCTTGAGAGCATAGCAGCCTTCGCACGTGCTGCCCTCGATCTTAGCTAGTGCTGCCCCTACCTTGCATAGTGCTGCGCTAATACCGTAGGACAGCCCTGGCATTTTAGAGGGTTTCCCCAAGCTGCCAGTGATCTTGATTGCTGCTGCTTTGCTGCTGATTGGACCTGCTAGTGCAATTGTGGACATGGTATAGACTCCAGGGTTAATGAGTACACTATAGGCCACTCCAGGGAATGGCCTAGGTTTACTCACTTATTCAAGGCCTTTACTGTATGGTCCGCAGCCAAGAGAATAATGTCCCTGTTGCGGATCTTAATGGTTGGACCATATGCGAGCTGCACAGTGCTGGTAAAGTACCCAGCCTTTAGGACCTTCCCGTTTTTACGGGTCCAATTGTCAAGGTAGACTGTTAAGAATCTACCCTGCCTGTTGTCAATTGCCTGCTTAGTTTCAAGGGTTTGCTTAACTGCTTTGATTAATGCTCTCATGTATAGCTCCTAAAGGTTTAAAGGGTTCACTGCTGCACTGCTGAGTCTTAAGAATACTACAGCCAGTGCCCTAGTCTATAACTTTATTTCTATCGTTATACAGTGCATCATAGGTTTAAACTATGGTGCTGCTATAGGGTCCATAACACACACTTTCCCTTCTTGTCAAGCTAAATAACCCTATACAGCGCTAGACAATAGCTATTTTGTTGCATAAATACGACATGGGGGAGGGGGCTATGCAATCACTGTGGAGTTTGCGGACCCTACAGCACACAACAGAAGGTAAAATAGGATTAGACAGTGGTAAAACTGCCCTAAATAGTACTAAAAAGAACTAGAAAAAGGCTATACAAATCAAATAGTTATAAAATTGTAAGATTCTGTAGAAAAGCTGTACACTCTAAAGCCCTATTCCTTCGTAATACCCAGACTATGTAGGGCTATTCTGTACTCTATAAGCTCTAAAGAGTAGAAAGTACTTGACAAATGCTAAAAAGTATGCTATAATAAATGCACTATATAGGTAAACAGATAACTCTTAAGAGATAACTGTGATTATAATTATAATTATCCTTCAAGTTAGCTCTTAAGTAGTCCTTTAAGTAATATCCTTTATGTAAACTTCACTACATAGAAACTATATAGCCCGATCAGTTTGTTTGTCCCCTATAGAAAGGCCCCTTAAATGGATAAGCCAAAGCCTAAACGAGGAAGACCTCGTAAAGAGGTTCTTGAATCTAAAAAACATAGAAATGCTGTAGGCCGTCCTCCAGGCGAGGCAGCAAGAATCAAAGAATTTTATGCTCGTCTCTTGTCTACCAGTGGCGAGAAAGTAATTGAGACTGTCCTTCGTAAGGCGATGGACGATCAGGATAAGGATCAGGTTGCCTGTCTTAAGATGTGTATAGATAGGCTGCTACCTATCAGTCATTTTGAAAAGCAGGGACAGGGCAGGTCTAACGCAATACAGGTACAGATTGTTACAACTGGTACGCCACAGATAGCTGCAAGAGAAACTGAACAGATTGACTATGAAGTTATTGATGTAGACCCCGAAGGGGCCTCTAAGGAGACCAATTAATGGCAAACCTTAGAGTCGAACTACATCCTAAACAGACGGAAGTATTTAATGATAATCACCGTTTTAAAGTGGTTGCTGCAGGACGAAGATTTGG